TCTAATGAATCCGCATTTGGTGTAGAAAATAAGGAAGATGTCGAATCATCTTCGCCCGGGTTATCCGATGCATTTTCCTCTGCAAATGCATTTGCATTGGGGTCATTGACCAGACGATATGCCTGATACATTATTTTGCGTTTCAGACTTGTCAGAAGAGATGCAGGACTTGTCTTCGACATTCTATGACGTAAATGGATTAAAAGAAATGGAAATCACAACGCATATTTCAATCCTCCCATACCTGAAGAAATTGTCACCCAATTCAAACTCTCCACATAGGCGGTAATGTAGTATTGATATAGACTTGTAGCAGGAAGATTGTAAACATTCAAATCCAATTGGAAAACCTTGATACGACTGCTATTAATCGAACCATGTGGCTGAGTGCTCGGCGAGGCCAAACTAAATGGATACACAAGTAGTTCCGAATCGGGAACACCCGTCAAGTACTTCCATGGAACAAGCTGTGTAAAATATTCTGCCGGTTTTTCCTCTTGCAATGGGTTTCCATCGCCAAGAATCGAAAATGTCTGGAGAATGGAGCGTTGTCCGTTTAATACAACCGTTCCTGTGGCGGATGTCAGATTGATGTGTGGCGGCCAGAGCGGAGATGGATTGGTGGTACCCGATGACCCATAGACACCCGTCGGAAGAAAGGGAGGTTTCATCGGATTCACCCAATTGGTAAAGTTATCGATTTGATTTCGATAGAGCATCGAGTCGGAACGCCGAGGAACCAAAATGATGCGCTCAATCGGATTATGTGTATCCAATTCCACAAACTGCCGATTCACGATTTCAGGGAACTCATACATGGTGACTTGTCGTACCAAATACTGAAGCGGCTCTTTGGCGAATTTGGTGCGTTCTTCATCTGTAATATATACATAGGTCATCTGGATGCGCGGACGAAGAGACCATGTATTCAACAGAGGAGCAGGTGTTCCGATATCCGTCAAGAATTGGTTAATTGTCACATCGGTGCTATCCGATACTGCAGTATAGTATACATTTTGCGGCTGAAGGGGAATGGGAGACGGTTGGTATTGATATCCTGGCGCGACTTGGTATCCATTAATGTCTAGAACGCGATACAGCTCTCGTATGGGACGAAGGGTAATCTGGATTTCACATTCATGATATTGGAGGGATACCAACGGCAACGATTCAAACGTCGATTCCGCAAACCAGAAGGGAAGAGGAACTTGTAAGCGCCGGCCCGCGATAGAGGGGCGATTCACATTAGAAGGTGTGGTGGTGGAGCCTGTTAGACCATTATTGTTATATACCAGCGGATATCCTGTACCCGTTGACCCGCCTGCATAAAGTCCACTTGCAGGGTCATATAACTCAGGGACATCGCCCACTAGTGTCCTCCATTTTTGAAATGCATCCTTGTCCAAGTCGCATTGAGCCTTTGTGAACAAATAGTTCCCATCAAACTCTTGTATTTTTTGACCACCAATATAGAATCCAACCTGTTGAATGATATGACATCCGATGTAATTCGTCCAGGCAAAATTGTATTGCGAACGCCGTGTAGATTGCTGTGTCAAATCAATGTATTTGCAGTAGATATCGGGTAAATCAAATACAAAATACAAATCGCGCACCAAATCCGCAATACGTTGGATTTTAAAACGAACTTGGATGGGTTGGTCGTAGGATAAGTCTTGTGGCCCATCCATTGCAAATGTTACGGATTCCTCCGCAAAATGCGAATATTTTTTATACGTTTTATAAAAATAAGTAAAATCTGGATTGCCACTAAGAATCACGTTTTGTGCTCCGTAGGCTACCAATGAAAAGAGTCCACCTCCTGGCATCACTAGTGTTGTACTAGGTAATCTGTATGTTCTTTATACCTACAGATTGAAGATGTTGATAGGGAATGATTAGGCGCTCCACCAATTATCAGCCAAATAGGGAGGAATTTCACCAAATTGATTACTATCCATTGTTTTAGAGGGACCCTCGTTCATCAGTGTCTGAATCTCAGAATAGGATAGCGCGTAACTAAAATAAATCAGGCGACTCATCATACCTTTTAGAGGACCCTTAACATCCAATACATTATCAGTTCCCATTTCGTACTTATGATTCATTTGACTAAAGCAGATAATATCCTGATAATTCTGATACGGCGCATATCCGTCAAATGATAATTTACGTGAAAGATTACCATTGACATAGACTTCCAATGCGCTCTGTTTACAGGATATAACGATATGCACCCATTTTCCAATCGGGATATTTGTCACCTCCACAAAATTATTCCATGTCTTGAACGTATTCATATAGATACGCATGGTATTGGTATTCGATTTCATATAAACACCCGGGCCTAAAAGTGGAAATTGAGATGCATATCCTTTATGGAAGATGTGATAAAGACCGTCGTATTGACTGAAGGCGGATGGATGAATATTCAAGTAAAATGAATAACTGAACTCGATTCCTGACCGCTCATTATCAGATAGGTGAATGGGCTTTGACCGCGCAATATTTGGATTTTGCGGAATCGGGATGCTTTTGTTGTCCATTGAATAGGTATTGGGTAGCAACTCGGTTCGATTCATAGAAAGACGGTTGATATAATTATACATAACCTCCACAAACACAAACGAAAGATAAAGGCCCACCACAACGGCAACGGATAGAAGTACTTGTTGCATAGTACCGGACATCTGACCCGTATTGGCGGAGGCATTCATTCGACCAACATTCATCGTAGGAAACATCCCCTCTTATTACCATGTGTGATTTATTTGTTACTTAGGCGACGTTAACCGAGATGCTCACGCCTGGTGCAAAAAATCGTGAGAACCAGTCGCCAATCGATTTAATCGGCTCAGGGCCTGCCATGTAATTCTGATAAACTTGTTCGGGATTCAATGCGGAATCGTACATCATGGTCGTCGAAATCATACCGCCAAATCCTGTATAATCGAGCAATTTCGCAGAATATCCGGATGGACTTACCTTGAAATATGCTGGTAAAACACATGAACGAGACAATTTTCCATCCAAATACACATCTATGGTTCGACCATTCACGGCGACCGTAATATTGACCCAGCGTTGCATTTCAATCTCGGGAAGGTCGCACAGAGATGAACCACTCAATAGGTCTGATGTGATACGATTATTAAAGGTAATACTGCGCCATGATGCATCTAGTGCATCGGATGAGGTGACATTCACTGTAGTCGCTGCTGCTGTCGATGCGGTCGATGTTGTTGCCGCTGCGGTTGTTGCTGCCGTTGTTGCTACACCTGCTGCAGAAGGCGTTGCTCCCGCTTGACGGGTATGAAGTTTAACATGCAGGGTTGGCTTTGAAGCACCCAGATAAATACGAATGGTATCGAATGATTCCAATTTTCCAATCGCTAAGATGGACTTATTGTAATTAGAACGATGTGACCAATTGTTTATATAGATCCAGGTACTTACCGTAAATTCTCCTCCATCAAACAGGCCTGGTAGGTCATTGGATGTAATGGTAATAGGTTTCGATGCATCAACGATAGCCGATTGTGTTTTCGAGAGAAGGGTAAAGGCATTACCTGTTTTGGGACCGAATAGGTACTGGTACAGATAATACAATCCAATGAGGCCTACAAATAAGAGGATGATTGGTACCATCTTATTCATTTTCGAAGAATTGTTATTGGTACTCATGACTCTGTAAAATAGATGGATAATATATCACGATGATTACGCATATGGGCTGCTCCATTCATACACCTGGTTATTCGGAGGTTTGGTCACAGGGTCACACGGTAATCCGGGAGGGCATTGTGAAAAGATATTAATGGTGGGAATCATGGGAAAGCTCATGGTTATTGAATTGTCTTCGATAACCGTACGATTGGTATCGATATGTGCCAGCCGTTCGCGCTCGACATCCAATGGATTAAGACGTTCTCCATTAATCATGAAATGAATGGCAGAACCATCTAACCCTTTATTTCCAATAGAAACAGGACTGGAAACCACTGCAGGATAGACATCCATACGCTTGGAGGCAACGATTTGATTGTCGTAGATAACGTCAAATCTTCTACCCTCTCGCAAAATCGCCAAGAATACCCATTTCTGTTTCGGGAAGGGTGGGAGCTCAATTATCTCATCCTCGTTCCGCGTACCACCCGCTATAGCAGTTGGTTTTACTTTGGTAATACGTAACCGAGCATTGGATTTCTCTGTATCATTTGGTAGGGAAATCACCTCAAAATACCAATTCTTGTCTGATTGAAGCAAGGGAATGAATTTATTTTTAAGGTTCTCATACGTTGTTGTTCGGTTTCCGTTCATGAGTTTGATATATCCCATGATAGTGGACCCATTGCTTCCCAGTAGTGTCTTTTTCGCAACATCGGGCATGATGAAATCTTTTTTCACATTGAGTGGTGTCATCTGTGGAAGAACATCCGTATTGGTAATACTTGGATAAATAACATAATATACGATATAGAAGGTCAATAGAACCATAATTGTCACAATAATCAATTCTATCATCCTTATCCTATCTTACCATTTGAATTATTCAGTGGTACATAAAGACTATGGCATATGGTTTTCATAGTTTGCGATGGCAGGTATTCCTGATTGTACCTTGACTACTGCGTGTTATGTTATGACACGATATCATCCTCATGCACGAAGCGTAGAAGATACGCTTCGCTCGATGGATACTCTGCTTACCGTACCATGTTATCTTGTCATTTATTGCAATAAAGAGTTGGAAGAATCATTGCTAGAGCGCCGTAAGACAATGTTGCATCTAACAAAAGTGGTTGTGAAAGAGTTCGAGGACTTATGGTGTTATTCGTTGTTGGAACAGGTGCGTTCCAATCGGGAACGCTTTT